CTGATGTTACAGGTATTGATATAGACTTTGACACCCCTGTCATTATAAAAGATATTGGAGACGTTGCACTTGCGGGTATAGAAGCGGTAGGAGACTTTGTTGAACCAATAGCTAAAGAAGTTGTAGATACTATAGCAGATGTGGGTGAGCCTGTAGTAGATACTATTGACGATGCTTTAGATACATTAGGTGAAGAAGTAGTAGACCCTGTGTTACAAACTGTAGGGGAAGTAGGTCAAGACATTATAGACCCTATTGATGATGCTTTAGATACGTTCGGGGAAGAAGTAGTAGACCCTACGTTACAAACTATAGGGGAAGTAGGTCAAGACATCATAGACCCTATTGACGATATTATAGACGCTATTGATAGTCCTTTAGGAGATATAATAGAAGAGGGATTAAAACTAGGGGGAGCTCAACCTACACAAGTAGGCAGTTTGTTTAATCGTGAACTGGGCGAGATTTATAGACACGACATAATTGAAATACCACCACTATTTAGTGACCAAGAAATACAAGGTATGTTATCAAGAAAATATAGGGTATAATAATGACTTATTTACAACTAGTAAACAGTGTACTACGTAGGATTCGTGAAGACGAAGTATCAAGCATGGAAACCACAAATGACTCCTATGTAAAACTAATAGGAGAGTTTGTCAACGATGCTAGACGTATTGTAGAGGATGCGTGGGACTGGTCGGCACTTAGAAGTACAATCACAGTAACTACAGAAGACAATCTGTTTAGTTACAGCATGACGGGTACTAACAACTCCTTTAAGATACTGGACGTTATTAACGATACGTCTAATTCCTTTATGCGTCCTGCTAGTTCCTCTTGGATGAACAACGCATACCTAGTACAAGAGCCTGTCAAGGGTTCACCTGAGTACTACTCTTGGAATGGTGTGGACGCTAACGGCAATGCCTTAGTTGACTTATATCCTAAGCCTGACAAAGCATATACATTACGATTTAACATTGTAGATAGAGCAGACGCATTTACTCTTGACGCAGATAAACTAGTTGTACCTTCAGCACCAGTAGTACAGTACGCAGTAGCCTTAGCCTCTCGTGAGCGTGGAGAGACAGGCGGTACTTCTTCAATGGAACTATTCGCCTTAGCGGACACTACATTAGCAGATGCAGTAGCGTTTGATGCCGCTAGATTCCCTTCTGAAACTGTATGGACACCTTGCTAATGGCACAACAATTACAGAACATTACAGTACAAGCGCCAGGATTTGCGGGCATTAACAGTCAAGATTCACCACTATCTCTTGACCAATCCTTTGCGGCTACGGCTAGTAACTGTATCATTGACCAATACGGACGTATAGGTTCTCGTAAGGGATATACCGCTGTATCTTCAAATAACTCAGCATTAGGAACAAGCGATGGCGTTGAGTCTTTATTTGAATCTTTAGATGCAAGCGGTGATAAAGTAGTATTTGCTACAGGTAATAATAAAGTATTCAAACTAGACGCTTCTTCTAATAATGCTTTAACTGACATAACTCCTGCCGCACCTTATGCCGTAACAGCAAACAACTGGAAAATTATTAGTTTTAACAACCATACATATTTTTACCAAAAAGAACATGAGCCTTTAATCTATACAGACTCTGGTGGTTCTGGTGTACTAGCTAAACATAGTGATTTTAGCGGGGCAACAACACCACCACAGGCTAACGAAGTTATAGGGGCGTATGGTAGACTATGGGCGGCTGATGTATCTGGCGACACTAAGACTGTTTACTGGACTGACACACTACAGGGACATAAGTGGTCAGGTGGTACAGCAGGTTCTTTAAACCTAACTACAGTATTTCCTACAGGTCATGATGAAGTTGTAGCCTTAGCGGCACACAACGGCTTTCTTGTTATTTTCTGTAAGCGTTCTATTATTGTTTACTCTGGTGCTGAAAGTCCTGCCACCATGCAACTATCAGACACTATTGAAGGTGTTGGTTGCATTGCTAGAGATTCCGTACAGCACACAGGTACTGATATATTGTTTTTATCTGAAGACGGTGTCCGTAGCTTAGGTCGTACTATACAAGAAAAGTCAATGCCTATGCGAGACATAAGTAACAATGTTCGTGGTGAGTTGATGGACACTGTACGACAGCAGACAAAACAAATAAAGTCTTTATACAATTCTGACGAAGGGTTATACTTACTCGCGTTGCCTGATAGTCAGACTGTATATTGTTTTGATATGACAAAGGCTTTACCTGACGGAGCAAACAGAGTAACAACTTGGTCAGGAATTGACCCGTTATGTTTTACGTTGCTACAAGAAGGCGGCTTTTACATAGGAAGACAAAATGGTGTATTTAAATACGAAGGTTATTTAGATGACGGTGAGTCGTACACAATGCTTTATTATAGTAACCCGTTAAACTTTGGTAACGCTACTAACCTTAAGTTTCTTAAGAAGTTTAACATTACCGTTATTGGTAACGTGTCGGCACAGACTACACTAGCTTGGGGTTACGACTATACTAACCAATTTAATAAAAGAATATTCAGCACCGAGCAAGCAAACACCTCTGTAGCTGAGTTTAATATTGCTAAGTTTGGTAGAAAAGAAGACCTGACAGTCGCTGAACCTAACTATATTGAATCTTTATATACAATAGGTACGGACATACAACGTCCTAAGATTAACACAAACGGTAGCGGCTCTGTGGTAACCATAGGTATCGAGTCTACTATTAATGGCGCACCTTATTCAATACAACAAATAGACGTACACGCTCTACTAGGGAGATTAATTTAATGAGTAACTATAACATAACCACAAACTTTGGTGACAAGGACTCTCTCCCTTCAGGGAATGCTCAAAAAGTAGTTAAGGGTTCAGAGTTTACAACCGAGTTTACCAATATAAAAACAGCAGTAAACAGTAAAGCTGACATAGCGGGTGCTACGTTTACAGGGACTGTTAATATTAACGCTGACTTAAATGTAGACTCTGGTGTTCTTTTTGTCAATTCAGCGGCAAACAGAGTAGGTGTCAATAACCCATCGCCTTCAGCTACTTTAGATTTAACAGGAACATTGAACGCTACAGGTGATACTACGATTGGAGGAACTCTAGGCGTTACAGGAGCTACCGCCTTAAGCAGTACTCTAGGCGTTACAGGTGCTACTACCTTAAGCAGTACTCTCGGTGTTACAGGTATAACCACTCTAGGTGATGACCTCATTTTAGACACAGATGCTGTATCTTTATTGAATACAAGTAATGTGGGAGGCAAGGGGCGTATTGGAGTAGGCACAGCGACACCCTCATACCACCTAGAAGTAGCCCAGTCAACGGATGCTTACATTGGTTTTAAAACACCAAGCACTAAAAAGAACTCTATTTTCTTTTATGATTCTACAAGCAGTACTACATCAGGTACAATAGAATATAGTCACGTTACTGATGCTTTGACTTTTAAAGTTAACGCTCAAGGAGATAATGCATTAACTTTAGGAAATGATAACACTGTTTATGTTAACAACAGGCTGTCAATAAATGAAGGCGACCCCTCTGACATAGAAGGACTGCTTCATATTAATGCTAATAGTGCTACTCCTGCACTCAGCGTAGACAACACAAAAAGCGGTGGTGTAGGTAATGCAGTTACTCTTTTAGATTATCAAAGAAGTGGAACAACAGTAAGTAGCTTAACTGCCAATGACGATGGTTCAATATCTTACATTCGAGGTGATACAACAGGAGCTAGTGGTTTCGGTTATCACGGTACGGCTTTAAGCCCCCTGAGTAAAAGTGCTGTTAGTAACTTCGGTACTGACAATGGGGGTTCTGATTTAGGAACAACGTCAAGTCGTTGGGGTACTGTTTATTTAGTAGGCAGTCCTAATGTTTCATCAGACCAACGTCTTAAGGAAAACATTGCAGACGCTGATGATGCAGGTAGCACAATAGATGCTATTCAGGTTAGAAAGTTTGACTGGATTGAAGGTGGCAGACATCAAAGCTATGGTATGATTGCTCAGGAACTAGCAGAGGTATACCCTGAAGCGGTAAGCGTTCCTGAGAATGAAGAGGATACACTAGGTATTGCTACCGCAGACTTAATACCTATGTTAATTAAAGAAGTACAATCGCTACGTAGTCGTGTAGCAGAACTGGAGAATAAATAATGAGTCTAGCAGATGCATACTTAGCAGACCAATACGCTAAAGAAGGTTTACAGGACATACGGGAACAAAAACAAGATGTTTTAAACTTAGGTGAAACGTATGCCAACAAATCCGCAGAAATGGCTGAGTTTAAACCATATACAGTAGCCTCTAGTCTTGGTGGCAGTACAACAGACGTTGACCCAATCACGGGAGAGTTGACGGTCAATCTTACAAAAAGTCCTGAAGAGCTGGCTTTAGAGCAACAATTATTAAGCGGCGCGGGTGGTATGTTTACTAGGGCAATGACTGACCCTCAACAAGCACAAGCAGACTTGTATGGACAATTAAGAGCGATACAACAGCCAGAAGAACAACGTCAGCGTTTAGCCTTAGAAGAGCGTATGTTGTCTCAAGGACGCTTGGGGTTAAGTTCTGATGCGTATGGCGGTGCTACTCCAGAAATGTTAGCACAAGAGCAAGCGATACAAGAAAATATGCTTAAAGCTAACTTAGGTGCGAGAAAGCAATCTATGCTTGAATTAGGTCAGTTTGGTGACTTAGGTGAACAACTGCTCGCAGGTGCTTATACTCCGCAATCAGAAGCTACGGGTCTTCTAGGTGCAGGTACTAATGTAGCACAACTACAAGACTTAGGTTCGCGTGAAGGTGCTCAGTTATTTAATACTATGATGCAAAAAACATTTGACCCCTTCATGGCTTTGCTTGAATCAGAATACGGATTGAAGAAAGATAGAGATAAGTCTTATTACGAACTTTTGAAAGATTTAATTTAATTAGGAGAAAACAATGGCACAACAACCAGATATTTTAGGAATGTTTACAGGTATTTCTTCTAAACCTATAAGTCCATCAGAACAAGCAGGTAACGACCTTAGACGTGCGGTTACAGGGATGTTCGGTAAAGAAACTAGAGAAGTTAAACAACAAAGACAGGTGGCTGATTTAATAGCTACGTTTGATACACTGTCTCCTACTGAGCAAAAACAAACCATAGCGCAATTACAAGTTGCTGGTCAAACAGCTTTAGCAGGACAATTGGCGGCTCAAGCACAAAAATCTGCACAAAGACTGGCAAACGATAATAGACGGATGTCTATGATTTCCCAAGCCACCAGTTTAGGTTTAGACCAAACTGCTACTTTGTTGACAAACGGTGGTAGTTTAGAAAAAGCCGCAGAGGACATACGTAAAGGACAAGAAGCAAATATTGTCAGCAAACAAGGTCGTAAGGGTAAAATAGCTATAGCAAGAACACGTGATGTAGGAGCACCTATGCTTGAGTCTATAACAGGAGGCGAGTATGATTCCTTAAGCAACGAAGAGTTCCTTAAAGTACTCTCAGGCGAAAAAGCAACACTTAAAGTCTATACAGATTCTAGTGGCAAAGCAAAACCCTTCCGTGTAAATGAGTCGGGTAAAGTATACAACAAAGATACAGAAAAGTGGGCTATGCCTTCTGAGTTAGGTCTGACACAAGCCGCACAGCTGACTAAAACAATTACTGATGCTGATAGAATATCTAGCAAGCTAAAAGACAAGGCTACAGATAACTTCTTTGTTGCCAATGAAAAAGCACTGACTGCTCAGAAAGTATTGGGAATTAACGCTAACTCTCGTTCATTGATGGAGGAAGGTATTATTACTGGAGCAGGGGCTAATTTCTTATCAGGTATGGCTAGTATTGGTGTACAGTTAGGCATTGTACCGCAAGGTGTTGAAGATACGTTAATAGCTACTCAAACATTTATGGCTGAACGAGGCAAGCAAGTCCTTGCGTTGTTAGGCTCAGGAGACGTTGGTTCGGGTACTGGTATTTCGGATAAAGATGTGGCGTTTATGAAGGAAGTAGCGGGTCAGCAAATTACGTTGAACAAAGAAACTTTATCACGTATTATGCGTATTGAAGAACGAGCCGCTAGGAATGCTATTGCTAAAAGTAACTCACGCCTAGAAGA